TGGGTTAGGGAATCCCACACGTCGCTCATCGGCCGCAAAACATTAAACAATGGCACTGGCGTGCCGATGGCGATGCCGTCCAACGGGATGCGGTACAGCGCCATGTCGTAGATGGTGCCCCCGTCCAACGGGCTGGTCGTGTTCAACGCGGGGTCCTTGGGCGTGCCCGTGGTGGGCTTGCCCCTGACCACCACCAGTTTCGCGCTCTCGATGCTCTGCGAGCCCTTGGTGTACCGGCATACGATCAGATCGTTGCGTTTCTGCCCCTGCGAGCCGTTCGTGACGATCAGGTCCTCGGGCGTGCCCTGGCTGACGTGACGGCCCTGCATGACCAGTTCGCCCGTGCCGATGGTCACCTTGTTCGCGGAAACGACGGTGATTTTGAGCTTGTCGTGCACGTCGAGCACGTAGTCGTCCAAGCCGAGGATGCCGGCGTTCAACCCAGCGGCCTGTTCCGCCGTGGCGTGAGCCTTGCCCGCATGTCCGGTTACGAGTTCAACCATTCTGCTTGCCTCCGTTCTGCATCCAACTGTCGAAACTGTTGTCGAAGTCCTTGAGCTTGTTCACATAGTCCGCGTAATCCTGCTCGCAGAACAGGTAGTCGTGGCCCGTGCCGGTGGAGTCCAACCGGTTGACGTTGTACCACGTCTTGATATCCGGGTCGGTCGCGTCCTTGTACCACTTGTTCTTGCCGCAACGGTCGCATTGCATGACCGTCGCATGGTCGATACGCGCCATAATGTGTCCTCCCTTGTTATTCGGCCTCGTAATCGACGCTTAGGACGCCGTCGGAGACCTTGACGATTTTCTTGCTGATAGTCGCGTTGACGGTGATGCCCGTGAGATTGTCCCTTGCGGTCACGGTGTCGCCAACGTCGAACACCACGTTCGCGTCGTCACGGACGGTGACCTTCACATCGCCCTCGGATTGCAGATCCTGTAGTTTCTCACGGGTCTTCTGGTTCAGTTCGGCGGTCTCGGCACTCGAATAGTCGTAGACCTGCGTTATCTCGTCCACGCCCCTGAGCGACTGGGTCTGGCTGACGTTGCCCGTAGCATCCGCGTACCAGTGGACGACCGTTCGACCGGCACCTTCGCCCTTGCCCAGGCCGATGAGATGATTCGGTTTCTTCCATGTGCGGGTCGCGTCGAAATCGATCAAATCGGAATCAATCGAGTCGCCGTAATGCGCGACCGGTTCGGCCCAAATGTTGACCCGGCCGGACGCATAGGCCATTCTGAGCTTCAAACCGCTGGCCGCGCACATCTTCCGCAAACCGGTATACGCATCCACGTAACGGTCGAACTGGTAGGTTTTGATGGTCGGGTCGTCTCCGTCAGGTGGGGCAACCGCGCCGAACACCGTATCAAGCCTCACACGGCTGATGAGCGAGCCGATGACCGAGGAAGCGGAACCGGAAACCGTCAGATAATCCTTGCCCTTGTCCGGCTCCAAAATCTTGTCCGCCAGCACGCCATGCCACGTGCGCCCCGAATAGGTGATGGTACTGACGCCGGAAGTGAGCTGGTCTTCCATCGCATCCACGATTCCGCCGCACTCCGAACCATCCAGATACACGTAAGCGCCCGAATCGATCAAACGCGGCACGGTCAACTCGAAATCGTTCTCACCGCTTCCCCATGCGCAATCGAGCGTGTATTCGGCGATGGCCGATGTATCGACGTGCTTGCCGTTGGTGATGATCAGGTCAGCCATGCCGGCACGCTCCTCTCGCGGATCACGGTTAGGTCGAAGCCGAAGCCTTTCCATTGCACTTGGTGCTCACCGGACGGCAGTGGTTCGAAAATGTACGAGCCGGAGCCCATGCCAGTGCCTCTTTCGCCTTTGGCGAACACGTTCGTGAGGTCGCCGTTCTCGGCCGTCATGACAATGCTGCGCTGGCCCTCGACGCTGTTGATGGTCACATACGCGCCACTGGGGATGTCCATATGCAACTCATATGTGTTGCCTCCCATCGTGATCGACGGCTCGCTGACCGGCCCGTAGATCACCATCTCGAACGGCATCGCGGAAACCGCGCTGTTTACGACCGAAGCGTTTCGCGTCGTCGGCATGTAATCATGCGGATAATCATGCGGATAATCCAAATCCAAGCCGGGCTGCAATGCGTCCGACCAGAAATGCTGCACGTCGTCGCGCTTGCGCCACAGGCCGTCGAGCAATGCGACGGTGAGCGTGTATTTCGCGGGGCCGGGCGGATCATAGGATGGTTCGATGCCGGTGATGAGCGCGGTCTGTGACCAGCCGTCCACGGTGAGCAGTCCGGCGTCATCCTTGTTGCGGGATGCCGCCACGGCCTTTACGTCCGCGTCGAATATTTCGCCCGCCACGTCCAGCACGTTGAGGTCGGCGCACGTGGCCTCCAATTGGACGCTTGACGCGTTGAGGGAGGCGGAGTCAATGCCGTGCGCGGCCAACTCCACCTCCCATGCGTGTGTGCGCAGGCTCTCGATGCGTTTGACCATGAGACCGGCCGGGTCGATGAGATCAACGACGCTGGCCGGAACGGCGCGGCTTGATCCTCCGCCGCGCCGGTAGGTCATCGATTGCATGACTGTCCTCCTGTTTTAGACGAGATCAAGCAGGCGCTTCAACTCGCGGATGGTCATGGATGGCGCGTACTTGGCGATGGTCGGCCCCAAATCACCGTGCAATGCCTGCAGGTCGGAGCGCAGGCCGCGAAGCTCCACAAGCATCGACGCGAGGTCTGCGAGCCCATTCCCGGTTTCAGGCAATGGGGCGGAGCCCTCCACACCAATGGCGGAGCGCAACGTCATCGGCTGGAATGCCGATTGGGCGGCATCCGTCACGCCCTGCACCTGCCGGACTATGTTGCGCTGCAAGGCGGGTGTCGCCTTGTCGATGCCCTCGCTGATGCCGGGCGGAATGTAACGACCGACCTCATCCCTGAACACTCGCGACGGGGAATGGATGCCGAGCGCCTCCTTCGCCTTATCGACCAGACCACTCAAAGCGCCCTTGATGTTCGCGTACAATCCGCCGATGGCACCGCTGATACCGTTCCACAGACCACTGATGAGCTGCGAGCCGGCGTTTACGAGCAGCGAGCCAGCTCCGGCGAACACGCCCTTGATGGCGCTCACGATGCCCGACACCAAGCCACCGACCGCTCCGGCCGCGTTGGAAAGAATCGATTTGAAACTGTTCCAAGCTCCCGACCAGTTGCCGTTGATGAGGTTGGTGACCATGCTGATGACACCGGAAATAACGCCGACCACGCCCTGGATTACGCCTTGTATGCCGTTGATGACACCCGACACATATGGGAGCATCGCCTGCACCGCAGGCAACAGCATGCCGCTGATGAATCCGATGATGCCGCTCACGACACCGCTCACGGCGCTCAGGACGCTTTGTATCACCGGCATCAGCTGTTGCAACAAGCTCACTATGCCCTGCACGGCCGTCTGCACGACCGGCATCAACTGTTGGATGACGGGCGTGAGCATCGTCACCAATTGGCTGGCGACACCCATGATCTGCTGGATGATCGGCACGAGCGTCGAGACCAGCATGTCGATTACCGGCTGAATCATCGGGATTATCGTCGACAGGATTTCCGTCAACGGCGGCACGACCGTCGTGATGAGCTGCTGGAATCCAGTCATCAACGCGGCGAACGCCGGTTGCAGGGAGATGAACGCGTCCTGCAATGTCTTGAACACTCCGGAGGCGAGCGTGCCGAGCTGCTCCTGCAGTTCGGGGCTTTGCGCGACCAGTCCGGCGAACGCGGCCGTGATGAGTCCGATGGGGCCGCCGAGCAGTTTGAGCGGGCCGGCCAATCCGCCGAGCACACCACCCAACAGAGGGACCTTGGACAACAGCGGCCCGATACCGCTCAGGCCGAGCGCGCTGAACGCTCCGACCAACGGGCCTATGGCCGACTGTATCGGAGCAAAGAAACCCTTGACACCGCTGAACACGCCGTCTATCGCGTTCACCGCGTCCTGGAACGGCTGCGGGAGCATGGTCACCAGATCCGAGAATAGGCTCGGGATGGCCTTGACGACGGTCTGGGCGATGACCTTCACACGGGGCAGGACGTTCTTCAACGCGGTGCCGATGGAGTCGGCGAGCTGCTGGCTGAGAGCGCCCATGTCGGCGTTCTCGTTGCCTAATCCGGCGAGCCAGTTCTGCCATGCGGCCTTCATCGAGTTCACGCTGCCCTCGATGGTGGTCGCCGCCTCCTTGGCGGTCGTGCCGCTGATGCCGAGGCTCTTCTGCACTCGGCTGATGGCCTCGGTCACGTCGGCAAACGAATCGATGGAAAGGTCGTTGCCTTCCTTCATCACGCCCGGCAGCTTGTTCGCGTCGGCGATGAGCCGCTGCATTTCCGTCTTGGTGCCGCCGTAGCCGAGCTTGAGGTTGTCCAGCATCGCGTAATTGCCGCGAGCAAGCGACTGATACGTCTGTTGGACGGTCTGGATGTCGGTGCCCATCTTGTTGGCGTTGTCCGACATGTCGATGATGGCCTGATTGCCCATCTCTGCGGCCTTGGCGGTGTCCCCGCCAAGCGAACTGACCAACGAGGCCGCGAAGCTCGTGACCTGGTTCATATAGTCGTTCGCGCCGACGCCGGCCGTCTTGTACGCTTCGGCAGCGTACTTCTGCACGGTGCCGGAAGCGTCCTTGAACAGGGTGTCGACGCCGCCGACCGCCTGCTCCCACGTGGCGGCGTGCCGCCGATGGCGGCCACACCTGCTCCGATGGCGGCGACCGCACCCGTGGCGAGGCCCTTGATATGGGCGACCGCGTTTTGGGCGAGGGTTTTGAACGAGTTGCCCGCGCTGGAGGCGAGGTTGCCGAGCGTGCTGCCGATTGCCCCGGCGGCGGTCTGTGCTCCGGCTGGGAGTTTGGACCATACGGCTCCGGCGGCGGTGGCGATGTTGCCGAAGTAGTTCTTGGCTACGTTGGCTACCGGTGCGAGTTTCTGCCCTACTTTTCCTGCGGCATCTCCGATGGCGGAGCCGATTTTGCCGCCGAATGAGCGGATGGGTGCGGTCCAAGTAGCGACTGCCGTTTTGATGGTGTTGCCGGTTCTGCTTCCCCAGTCGCGAATCGGTTGCGTCCATGCGGTGATTGCCGCGCCGATTGGTTTGGCGATGCCTGACACGGTGGCTGCGATGCTGCCACCCCAGCCTTTGAGGGTTTGCTGGGCGGCGCTGATGGCTCCCTTGAGTCCGGTTTGGATTTTCGCGCCGACCTGCACGGCGAAACCGCTCAATGAGGATACGGCCTTGTTCGCGAATCCGGCTATCTTGGAGCCTAGCGGTTTCCAAATGGCGTCTACGCCGAGCAGGCTACGCACGAGGCTGCCGAGCGCTCCAGAGAGTCCGGTGAAGGTGGATTGGCCCCGGCTGATGCTCGAGAATCCAGCCGAGAACGAGCTTGCCATCGTCTTCATGGAACCGGATACGGTGTTGGTGCCCTTGGCGAGTTCGTCCTCGGCGGCCTTGAGCGCCTTCTTCGCGCCCGCGAGCCGTTCGGCGGCGTCGTTGGACTTGTCGAGCGCGGAGGCCTGACGCAACTGGGCTTTCTCGAGGTTGATGGAGGCGGTCTGCGCCTGAGTCGAATCCGACCCGTATCTGGCGATGGCCGCGTTGAGCCTCTCCTGCGCCTGCTGCACGTTGACCGTGGCCTGACGATAGTTCAGGAGCGCGGCACTGGCCTTGGAGGACGCCTGCGCCACGTCACGCTTCAACGGTTTCAGCACCTCGTCGGCGGTACCCTGAGCACCCGAACCGAACGCCTTCTTGAAGCTGCCGCCGAACGATTTGCCGATTTTCGAACCGTTGCCGAACGCCTGAGAGAAACGGGTGGAACCGGACTTGCCGGCCCCCCGCATCTCCTTGTCGACCGCGCTGCGGAAGCCCTTCATCGAGGGGAATATCGACACGTGGCCGGTTCCCACTTCCGATCCGAAAGCCATAAGACGACTCCCCTCCTAGTTGATGGTTGTTATCCGAAGAGCTTGCTCATATGAGATTCGGCCTCGTGGATCTCCTCGGCGGTGGGCTCGACCGTTTCGGGGTCGCCGCCCACGTCGCCGAGCAATGTGGAAGCGCCGATAAGCTGCAATACGGTGATGTCGGTGGCATTCATCGGGAACATGAGGCCGATGAGCGAGGCTCCCGTGTAGGAGGCCGGGTCGCCGCACAACGCCGTGTACAGGCTGATGGCGTCACGGTAGGGGAGACGCCGGCCGAGATCGTGTTCGACGCTCCACCCGAATCGGGCGAAGTCCGCTCGGACCTTTACTCCGTCTTCGGAGTTGAGGATTCGGCAGAAGTCTGCGATTTTCCCAGTTCGACGCCCTGCGATTTGGCGAGCGTCTCCCCATAATCCTGGATGAGGTTGAATGCGACCTGCATGGGCTCCCTTTCGAGCTGCTTGGCCTGCTCGTCGCCGGCGAACACGGTGAGGATGCGTTTGACCTGGTCGAGGCTGTCGGTGTCGGTGGACGCGCCGGACAGGGCCTCGAAGTCGGCGATGGAAAGATAGAGGGGCAGTTTGTAGACGGTGCCGCCGGGTGTCAGCGCCCAGTATTCGTTGTTCTTGATGATGTGGCGCACCTTGACCTGCTTGGCGACCTCGGCGAGGGCCTCGGTTTCCTTGGTCTCGTCCCAATCATCGAATTCGGCGATGGTCGGGGTGATGGATTGTGTCTTGGCCATGATGTTTTTCTCCTGTCATATGTGTTTCTCCCGTCGTTGGTGTTGGGGCTCCCCGCATGCCGACAGGAGAGAGGTCGGACTGCGGGTAGCGGCTGTTGCCGCCGTCCACGGCGGGATCGAGCTGCCATGTGGCGGTCAGCGAGAGGCCGGACACCTCGCCGCGCGTATCCTGCGCCGGCTCGTTGCCGGTGATCTGGATGACGCCGAGACGACGGCGCTTGCGGCCGAACTTGTAGATGGTCTCCTGATAGGCGAACCACTTGGTGTCCTGGATGATGTCCCGGACGTGGTAGACGCCGGTTTCATCGGGCTTGCCGATGGTCATGAGGCGGGTGAGGTCGTTGTCCTCGGCGGCGGTGAACGCGAGCGTCAGCGTCGGGTCGGCGTTGAGCGTGTAGCCCGGCTGATGGAATTCGGTGGCGTCGTCGCCGTCGCGGGAGTCCTGCGGCGCTCCGTCGCTGGTGATGAGGCCCACGGCGGCGGAGTCGGAACCGAACACGTCGCCGAGTTCGGTGATCGGGTCCGCCACGGAGGGCGCGATCTGCGAGGCGGTCAGCGTCTTGCCTGCCGCATAGGGGGCGACGATGATTTTCGACGTGAGTACGTTCTTGACAGAATCAAGGTCGTTGCCCTGGTTGTCTGCTGTCATTCCATTGTCCTTTCAAAATGAAAAGACCCCGCAACGCATGCAGGGTCTAGGCAAACGGTTAAGGGATTGGTTAGTGTTCGCCAACCGTCGAATATTCGACGATCAGGTAGTAGTGCGCGGTGTCGGAATCGTCGGACACCGGGTATGGGCCGTTGCACGAGGAATCATCCACGGAAACGATTGGTGAACCCTTGGCGAGGGCGATGGCGGGGTGTTCGGTGAGCGCCGCGTAGACGCGGCGGGCCAAATCCTTGCATGGCTTCTCGTCCTGTCGACTCCACCCGTACACGTTCACGCCGATGCTTCGGTCGAAATGGCCGAGCCCGTCAGCGTTGCCGCCATCGTCCCGGACGGTGACGAGCGGATACGCGCCCTGATAGTCGGGAGGTTTCTTGCTGCCCACCTGCAAGCCGGCCACATCGGTGATATGGGCGCGCAGGTAATCACAGAGGAAAGCCTCCATGTCGGGAGGCAATACAAGGGTCATACCTTCACCGCCTTCAACGCCTTGCGAAGGTTGCCGGTCTTGGATTCGACCAGCATGGTCTTCGGGTCATGGCCGACCACCATGAAGGTGGTGCGGTGCGCGTGCTGCACGGCCTCGACCTGCAGTCCGTCGCGGTAGGCTCCCGTATCCACGGGCGCGTTGGCCTTGGCCACGCCGAGCGCCTTTTCGGCGGCTCCACGGGTCAGGGCCCTGACGCCGGCCGAGTTGAGGATCTGGTCGAAAAACGCGTCATTGAACTTGATGCTGGTCTGTCCGCTTCCGGCCATCGGCTACCCCCTCCACTCGGTGAGTTGGACTTCCAACGTGGGCTGCCAGCCGGTAAAGGCGTTGACATCGCGGCTGGGAAAGCCGCTGACCTCCCACATGCGGCCATCGGCCGGTTCGGGGCGGATACGGTCACCAATCCGGATGTCCGCGTTCGGGTCGGCCACGGTGAGCACCGCAGTCGACGTGGTCTGCACGTCCAAAACGTCGGGCGTGCGAGTCGAACTGCTCGAAGCCAAAGCTCCTCGCACTTCCAATTCGACGGGTTTTGTCCAGTCCTCGGTGGTCTGCGCGGGATTGTACGGGTCGGGTTTGCGCGAGGCGCGCAGACGCACGAACCGTGTGGCCGCAGGCAGGCCGGAGGCGTTGATGTCATCGATGATGCTCACGGCAGCGCTCCCAGCTTGTACCGGTCGAGTTTCGCCAGCTCGTCGGCCATCAGGGTCACGTTGTAGGTGACGCTGCTGCCGTTGACCGACTGGGATTGGACGATGCCGGCGGCTGCGCTGCTGGCCCGTTTCGCGGCGTTGATGAGCACCCCCTGCACATCCGGCACCTCGTCCGGCGCATAACCGGCGTGGATGCGGTAGCGTATCGCGGCCACGCCGGCCGGGAAAACGCCGGCGGTGCACTCCACCAAACCCGTGGTGGGGTCGCAGGCGTAGTGCAACCGGTTGCCGGCGATGTCGGTCAGCTCATCCACCGACGTGACATGGCGTGCGGGGAGGCGGATCACCTTTCCTCCCCGCGAATTGACCACGCCCGACAGTTCGATGTTCGGCGTGATATGCCAGCCGCACGTGCGGCGGATGGCCGCCTGCGCCGCCTTGATCCAAAAGGATCCGTCCGCGTCGAACACTGTCGGATCCTGGATCATGTCGGGGATTGCCATCGTGGAGGATGCGACGCTCATAGCCCCTCGCTTTCGATGGTTGCGATGCTCGGGGCTGCGATTCGGGCTGTGAACTCCTGTGACGCTTCGGCTGGGAGGACTGACACCTCGAGTCTCGCCGTCTCCCCGACCCTCATCGCGAGGGCGTCGGGTTTGACGGCGATGCTCTCGGCGTCAGGCGTCACTTCGCTGCTTTTCCCAGTGCGACCTTGACGAAAGCCTTGGGGTACTTGACCTGCAGGCCGATGCGTTCGCGCACGCGGAACGTGATGAGGTCGTTCGTGAAATCATCGGAGTGGGAGTTGGTGGACTCGGCGCGCAGACCACCCTTGCGAATCACAGCGCCGCCGAGCTTGAACGCGCCGACCAGGACGGTGCCCTGCGCGATGGCCTCGGTGACCACGGTCTTGAGACCCCACAGCGGCGGATCCTGCATGATGGTGCCGTTGCCGTACTGGCCGCCGAAGTAGCCGCCGCCATAGTACTGGCCGTTCGAATCCTTGCTCAGGCGGATGGTCTCGTAGTCGGCGGGGTTGATGACGATGGCGTCGGCGCGGAAGCCGGTGGCCAGCGCGATCTTGGTGCGGGCCTTGAAGATACGGTCCGGGTCGGAATCAGCCGCCTGCGCCATCGTCTGGATGTCGCGGGTGAGCAGGCCCTTGACGTTCGCGCTGGTGCCGTCGCCGGACAGCAGCTGGGTCTCCTCCAGCAGCTGCAGGTTGTAGCGGGCGTGGTTGTTGATTTCGGAGACGATGTAGGAGAGGTCTTCGGCCATATTGTCGGTGACCTTCCACCAGGCGGCGACCTCCTTGAGACTGTCGGACGCCCAGGTTGGTGCCGGCAGATGGGTCTGCGGCTTCGCGCCGCCCTCGCCCACGGTTCCCGCGTCGCCCTCGAGCGCGCCATACACCGGGTATTCCACGGTGTTGGCATTGCCGCTCAGGGTGACGGAGCCGAACAGGTCGGCGACCACGAGCGGACGCTCATACGGCCAGACGCCGTCCATGTCGACCTGCGTGACCACCGGCGCGTAACCGGTGCCCGCAGTGCCGGTGCCCGCCACGTGAGTGTCGGTCGCGGCCTTGAACTCGCTGGACGCGAACGGGTGCGCCTTGGTGTTGATGACGGTCATGCCGGCCTTCTTCAACTCCTGCGCGTACAGGTCGCCAAGCGTCTTGACGGCGGGAGCCGCCTTGGCCTGAGGCTTGGCCTCGTCCACGTTCAAATCGTTGACGCCCTTGAACAGGTCGACGCGCTCCTGCAAACGCTTGGCCTCCTCGAAGTGGTTCTTCAGTTCGGTAGCCTCATCTTCGGTGAGGTTCTCCATGCCCTTGTCGTACAGGGCCTTGACCGCCTTCTTCTCGGCGGCCAGCTTCTCCATGTAACCCATGGATCATCCTTTCTATTGGTTGTTTGCCAGCGAGAGGAAGTCGCTGATTTCCTTGGCCCACTGCGGGTCAAAACTCTTTTTCGCCTTGCCTGCGTCCGGCTCGGGCTTGTCCGAATCGTCCGCCGTATCGTCGTCCGGCTCGTCATCGGGCTTGGAATCGTCGGGGTCGTCATCGTCGGGGGTTTCGGTGATGGCGTCGAGCAGTTCGCCGAGCGCGTCGTAGGCTGTGCGAATCTTGTCCTCGTTGGCCTTGCTGATGGCTCGACCGGCCTTGACCTCGAGCACCTCGGCCCCTTGGTTGGCGGCGACCTGCACGAGACTGATCTCAAATAGTTTGAGCTGTCGAATCTCCCGGTAGCCGTCCCAAGGGCTCTTCGCCTCCTCGTTCTTGACCCACGCGGTCTTTTCGGCGATGAAACCGATGCTCATCTGGTGGATGAGGCCACGCTTGAGCAGGTCGTAGGCCCGCTTGCCCTCAGCAATGTCGGTATCCAATTTCGCGGTGATGAGCAGGCCATGCTCATCCTCCACGGCGCTCAACGTTTCGCCGATCACATCGTTCGGGGAACCGTCCTTGTGCTGCCAGTGGATAGGGATGCCAGCGCCGCCCGCCTTGAAATCGGCGGAGAGGGTCTGCGCGAAAGCGCCCTTGACAATCACGTCGTCGTACAGGTCTTTCTCCCACGTGCTCGCGTAGCCGGAGAACACGCCTCCGCCGCTGTTGTCGGTGGCCTTGAGCTCCTTGAGCTCGTAGCCGAGATAATCAAGACTCATCTGAGGTTTCTCCCTTCGTCATTGAGTCCCATGACGCGCGGAAACCGGCGTCATACGTGTAGAGGCGTTTGAATTCGGCGAGCATCTGCTTGCCGTTCGGGCTCGCGCCCTGCTGCGCGTTCTGCGTCTGCCCGCCGTCCTGCGGGCTTGGCTGGCCGCCCTCGCTCACGTTGAGCGGGGTTATCAGCTGGTCGCCGCCCGGCAGTTTCGGCCGGTCGAGCAGTTCGCGCGCCTCGTCCGTGGTCATAAATGGACGGCCGGTGGCGGTGGAGAGCGCCTGATACTGGGTTTCCATCGTTCCGCGCAGCTTCGCGTCCAAATTCGCCTTGATATAGCAGTCCGGTTCGCCCACCGCCTCGGGCAACGTGAGGTTCAACGCCTCCTCGAACGCCACCAGATACGGCAGCAGTTCAACGTTCCACAGTTTTTCCTTGTATGCGGCGATGTTGCTGTTGGTACCGGTACGGAAGCCGATGTTCTCCGGCGAAATCTGGAATGCGAGGCACACCTGTTCGTTGATTTTCTCGCGCGCCTCCAAGTCGGCCATGTCCACCGGCTTGAACAAATTCTCGACGGTACGGATCTCCATACCATCCTTGAACACCGGCCATGTGCCGGCCATTCCGCCGCCAGCCACATAGTTGCGCAGGCCTTGGGTGAAATCGTCGTAGTCGGCCTGTGACTCCCAGGGCATTTCCTTGGGCCTGTACACGTAGGCGGGTATCTGGTAGCCGTTTTCGGCTATCGACTTGCGGTATTTCGCCATCGCCCTTGCCTCCGCGAGCAGGGGGCGCAGCACGTTGGCCACCGGGTCGCCGAGGCTAAGGCCGTCGATGTAGCCGATGTCGAGCACGATTCGCGGATCCGGCAGACGATAGGTGCCTCCATTGTTCTCGGCGACGCTGCTGATGGTCACGCCTGTCAGTTCGCCGAAACCGTTCGCCCGGAGACTGTAGCCGTCCGGGGGGATGCGGCGCAGCGTATTCCCGTCGCCCGCACGATTGCTGCCGAGCGTGCACAGCCACTTGTCCTCGAGCAGCATGTCACGGATGAGCGTCGCGTAAAACCTGTAACGGCTCATGCCCGGCAAGTCGCTCGGATGCCGGATGAGCTTGGCCAGTGCTCCGTCGCGCACCTCCTCCGCGTCGCCGTCCGCGTCCCTCCGATACACCTTGAGCGGCAGGGAGGCAAGTTGGCGGCTGATGAAGTCCACAACCACGCGGACCGCGTATTCGCGACAGTACATGCCGTTCGCATAGCCGGCGAATTCGGCGTCGGTGGGCCAGCTGATGGCCTCGGGCATCGAATCCATGATGGTCGGCATCTCCGGTTCAGCGTTCTTCATCGCCAGCACGGCCGGGCCGTGCAGCAGATTATTCAGAAATCCCATCCACGGCTCCTTCGGATTTGAGAGATGGCTAGAATGTGACCCTCACGTTGTGCGAGGGCTCGTATTTCGGTTTCTCTGGCTCGCCGCTCATCGTCTCGAGCGCGTACAATGCCTGACTTTCGGCGATGAGGCCGGAAATATGCATCGCGCTCTGGTTGCGGTCCCACACCTCGACCTCACCCAATCGGCGGGTCACGGCGACGCCCACCTGCTGTTCGATGGCCGGCTGGGGGAGATGACGGAGCTTGTTTTCCTTCACCCGGTCACGGAAACGGCCGGTGGCGGCCCCCAAGCGGAAGCCCTCGATGAGGTGCACAGTCCAACCGGCCTCCGCGAGCGGATCCGCGAAGTCCACCGCCGGACAGCCTTTCGATTGCACGGCGATTTCGTGGATGTTCGGCCATGCCTCGCGAAGCATTTTGAGGTATTTCGGCACCCAGAGCATGCCGTCGCGGCGCACGATCAGTTCGACGTGCGGCAGACCATCCTCGCGGTAGCCTGCGGCGGCGATATACGTGGTCTCACGGTCCGCGCTGGTATCCACGGAAAGCACCACGCGCCCGTCATCGGGGATACAGGAGTTCGCATCGATACCACGCTTCCACAGTTTCGGATTGATGTACGGCGTGATATCCGCCGTCACCCACTGGCACAAAACCTCGGTACGGTACGCGGCCTCGGTCATACCGTTGATGTCAGCCGAGATGCTACGAAAAGTCATCGGCCCATAACCCATGGAGGGGTTCGCCTGACGGATACCGTCAAGGTCATCCAGCTCGCATTTATCCGGAGCCGACCATTCAAAATATCCGTAGGATGGGTCGTGTTCCTCGGCCCATTCGTCCGGCGACTGCTTGCCGGTTTCGACCGAAGCGTTCCATGATTCCGCCAGGGCACGTCCCTCGTCGACGACGCGGCGCAGCACGACGCTGCGATAGTCGCCCGCGTTCGAGATACCCCACAACTGACTGGACCAGATGGCCTTCGTGGTCTGGCTGACCGCGTTCCAGCCATCGTCGGTGTGCTGCTCGCGCAACTCGTCGAACACGACGCGGCTGGCGCTCTTGGAACGGATGTTCTTGTCGGCGCGCACGATGTACTGCGCCTTGTTCCGGCAGATGATCGCTTCCTCGCCATGCGAATTGTTGACGCGCTGCACACGTTTTTGCAAAACCGGAACCGCTAGAGCGGCCTCGCCCTCGGAAGCCGGATTCGGATTACACCAGTTCAAAACGGCCTGATACGGTGCGCGCGCGTTATCCAACGTCTGCGCGGCACCGACCACAAGAAACTTCCACGCCGGCGACAATTCCGGGTGGCGAGCGGAGTCGACGAACAGCCACCACGCGCACAGCACGCTCATCACCGTGGTCTTGCCGTTCTGACGCGCGACCTCGGTAACCACGCGCCGAAACCGGTAGGAGCCGTCCGGCAGCAGTTCGAGGCCGTGGATCAGCAGCCATTTCTGCCATGGGTAGAGGTGCACGTGGAGAAACTTTTCGGCGAACTCGATGACCGCGTAGCCGTTTGATGTCGCCGGCGTCAGTTCGCGCAGCGGGGGAGTGAATATGCGCGGCGTGGTGATGCCATGAGCGTCGTCGTCGATTTCGCCGATGCCCATGACGCCTCCTAGCTGATTTTCGCCAAATACTCCTCAAGCTCATCCGCCACCGGAGTCGCCTCGGGCTTGGCGGCCTTGCCCCTCGCCGGCTTCGCCGGCTTCTCCTCCTCGGGAACCAGTCCGAGAGCCGCGCAATATTTCAAGAACGTCGGCAGCGAGGTATTGTCGTTCTGCGGCACAGCCGGACGGGCACCCTTCCCCTTCGCCTCGGCGTCCGATATGGCCTGTTCCGCCAACTCGTCCCAATGGTCGATTTTCCATGCAAGGGCCCGGGCGGCGGCGACCGTGGCTGCGTCCTTCGCGCGCAGATGCTTGGCGTTGCGCAGCGAACGCTCCAATGCGTCGGCCACCGTTTCCTGCGGAAACTGTTTCGGCATGGAACCTCCTTCGCGCGCGACCCCGGCCGAATATCGAATAATTTTCGGAGGGAGAGGAAGAGCGGCCATGCGGGTAGTGTCCCGCCCGTGGCTGGTTTTGGGATTCTACCGCCCCTCCCGGTGGTCAGGCGTTGAATGCGTCGATGAATGCGTTGACGCCGTTGGTGAGGCGTCTGGTGAACGCTTGACCGTCAACCTTGGGGATGACGGTGGTGCGTCCACCGTCCGAGACTGTTGGCTCAAGACTGATTGGCAGGTCCACTTCAATCTCGCCTAACTCGTAGTCGGTGCTGCTGTTGGACAGGCTGGCGCTGATGTGGAGAGTGATGGGATAGGTTGCCTCGCGGATCACCTCGCCGCTGAATGTCTTGACTGGTTCGTCGATGTCCATGAGCGTTGGGCCTCCTATGCTGCTCGGATCCATTGGCGTGAGAGTGTGCCGATTGGCGTGGCTGGATCCTTGTTGCCGCGCAGGTTGTTGCATTGCGTGTGTGATGGCCGGAATCCTGCGGGGTCGTGTTGCAGGTCTGGCCGCTTGCTGACGGGATAGAAGTGGTCGAGGTTGAAGCTGTCGTCTGTGGTGTTCTGCGCCACGTCATAGTCGATAGGCATTCCGCACAGCCAGCATGGACGGTGTTCCGCTTTGCATTCGAGGAAGAACTTTTTGCGGTCTTTTTCGAATTGACGTCCGCCCTTGCGGACTTGACGACTGTAGCTGACCATGTTGCAGTCACCCCTGTAATCATCGTCGGAAGTATTGGTGGCTTGGGCGGGATTCGAATCCGCGAACCAGTGTCCAGCGCTGTTTACTGGTCACCGCGTCTCACGACGGGGTCCTTTAGTCCTCTCAGGCACGCAAGCCGTGGCGGGCTGACTGGCACCGGCGCTTTGGACGCTGCCGGCGGAGTACTCTCAGCCCATGAGACGTGGATATGCGAAGAGCCCAACCGTCTGGGCTGGGCTCTTCGACACTAATCCACTGACATTATGCGGTTACAGTCAGCTTTTTGTCAAGTTCGCCGCCGACCACGAGCCTGTACACGTCACAGTAGGCAAGTCCCTGCGGACTGTTCTGCAGCTTTCCCCGATTGATCCATACGTTGATGGTGTTACGGCGAACGGTGATTCCGGCGTCGGTGAATGCCTTGGCGATGTCCGCCGCACTACCTCGTTTCGAGTCGTCCCAGCAGAGTTTTTTCAGTCGGCGGAGTTTGACGGTCTGCACGCGCTGCTCGCTCCCGCACACGGGGCATGTGACCCATTGGTCTGCGGTGCCAGCGGTAAGCATGGTGTCGCACAGTTCGCACGTGCCGATCTCGCGACGCTGCTCGGGAGGATCCAACACGGCATCGACTTTCCAGGCAAGACCGTCGATGGTCGCCATGTAGAAGCCCGCGTCACCGAACGTGGCGAGCTTGGGGTGGCCGGCGCATGCGATGAGCGTGGCCTCGAGGTCCTCCATACGCGGATCGTTATGCCAGTCGAGGGCGTCGATGCCGTCCAAGCAACGCCACAGTTCGCGCGCCGTCGCGTCGAGCATGTCGATCAGGTCGAGCACGTCCAAGCGTATCGGCGTTGGGGGAGTGGCCGTCTGGATTCGCACGGGCGAATGCCCTCCCGGATGCAGGGTGGCGTCCAACGAGTCGTGCAGTGGCATGATGTCTCGCGCAAGTCGTAGTAGCGTGCCGGCGAGACGCAGTTCGCATGCCTCGCACAGTGAATATCCCTCTTCGGTTATCGTTTTGCAGTTCTGGCAGTTCACGTTAGCCCCTTCCGGCTGGTCGGCTAGAATAATGCTTGGTTCTCATCGCCCTGGCCGACCATGGTTGGTTGGGGTTTTCTCATGTTTGAGCTGGCTGTATGGCATATCCCATATGCGTTTGAATTCGGCTATCTCCTGTTTCGACAGTTTCGGCCAGCCCCACGGCTTGCCTGACGGGCGTCCGCGTCTGGGTGGTTTGAACGGTTTGACGCTTATCCTCGCCAGATGACACATGTGCCTTGCCAGATACTGGCCGTCCGGCATGATGCCCCTGCTGCCGAAGGTGCTGCGCAAGAGCGGGTGACCGACGGAGGGCAGCCATGTGACGCGCGTCACTGGCCGACCCAAGATGATGGCCACGGTCAGGTCATCACCTTCCACGAGCCCGTAATCCCATGACTCCCATACGTTTTCCCGATCCTGGATGATATACAGGCCGCACCCCTCGCAGACCGTGACCACGAGGGGGCTGGACTTCGGGACGAACGTGCGCAGCCACGGGGGTTTGCGCTCGCTGGCACGCTGTTTGGTCTTCATCGCATGACGCCTCCCGACTGCGGGTCGATGAGCTCGCAGCTCATCGCATCGATACGGTTATTGGTGCGGGCTTCGATGCACAGGCGGCGCACATCGCCTGTGGTTTCGACTTTCTGGACGATGGTCTGTTCCGGTGTCGGGTTAGTAACCGCGTAGGCGGTGAGGCCGATGACGGCCAGCACCATCGCGACGATGACGATGGTGACGATGGTGAAGGCGAGCCCGATGGTGGATTCCACACTCCATTCCTCACGATGTCGCATTTTCAAGATCCTCCTTGTTGAGTGCTGTTTCGATTCGTATGCACAGGTCGATGGCTTGCTGCCATCCGGTCTGGTAGCCGGTAATGAATGCCTCAGCCGGCGACTCGTTGCCGAGGCCTGCTGCGGCCAATGCGTTGAGGGCCTGTTGGGTGAGGTCAATCGGTTCGACCATGAGTCATTCCTCCCATTTGATGTCCTGCATTTCGTGCAATACCGCTTCGCAGGCGGTCTCGAGTGCGTTCCGCATGCTGCGGGCGTGGTATCCGTGTTCGGCGAGGTTGAACAGGTCGGGATGCCCCCGACCCCACTGGTCGAAACCGATGGAGGCGATGGGGATGGTTTCGACCAATCCGGTATCCGCGTCCTCGTGGCGGTATTGGATGGTGACGGACTCTTTCATGATTCCTCCGCATCGCTCATGAGATGCAGGGCCCATCTGCCCAAGGCGTCCAATACCGGTTTCCGTACGGATTCGTCGTGCAGAATGCGGGGATGGCATCTGTACAGGGCTGACTGTCCTTCGGCTTCGACGCTGCCGAGGGTGACGGTGGTGCCGTCTTCCTGGTCGAGCATGATTCTGATTTTCTTCATGATTCCTCGCTTTCAGTGGGTGCAGTGTTGGCAGCAAGGTTGTGGGTGGCTGAGGCAGATCCGCCTGCTGAGTCCGCAGTTCGCACAGGGTTCTTTCCATATGGGTGAGTGGGTGTTTCCCATGGTGTTTTTCCTTTCTGTTGGTTTCGGCGTGTCGGGAACAACTGCAAGGGTTTTCGACTGTTCCCGAGGGGTGCATCCAGTTGTTCCCGGTAAAATGCGTTCATGGAACGCAATTTACTTTTCGGGAACAGCTAGCTGGCTTATGCCGGTTGTTCCGGGAACAACTCGGAACAACCGGGAACAACGGGAACAACTAGATTTCGAGATGGTTTTCCTTATCCAATTCGTTCGCCTCCTCCCTGCTCATCCGGTCCACGAAAGCGTCCGATTTGGGGTCGTCCATCTGCCGGTATGGTCTGACGCTGGCGTAGATGTTCCGGTTGTTGCGTCCGGAGCGGTTGCTGATCCATTCGCCTTCGAGCAGCCGGTTGATGGCGGTGAGCACTGTGGTCTTCCGGGCGCTTGAACCGTCGTCCTTCAGCAGTTCGATGATCTCGGTCTGGTTCGGCTCCTCGGGCGCGTTCTCGATGATCCGGCTTATCTTCTCCATAAGCCCGGTGGGTCGTTCGATGCCACGCTGTCGTGTGGTTTCGTCGCTGGGCATCATGTTCGGCCTGGCTACATTCACGCGCATGAGTTTCGGATCCGTGCTGTTGATTTCGATGCGGGCGGCCTCCCGCATGTGCGAGCCGTTCGAACTCCAGCTGACGGCGCAATGCTCCTCGATCTCCGAGATCCTGTCTTTGCTTGATTTGATGACGATGGTGCCGCGCAAGCCCTTGCCGACGGGCTTGGTCATGTCCACGCTGTAGCTGATCCCGTCGATCAATGCGAGTTTCTGCATGCTTCCGCCCGCGTAGCGTCCCCGGTTGTCCTTGCTCTTGACGACGTGGTCGATGAGCACGACCGCCGGCCCGCACGCCGAGATGAGTCGTGGCATGGTGTTGTACCAGGCGGCGATGTCGTCGCCTGAGTTGCTGTCGAGGCTCGCGTAGGCGAGGCAGCTGGTGACGCCGTCGATGATGGACAGCGTGGCCGTGTCCGCGTAAGCGAGGGTTTCCTTCCAGCCGTCGAGGCTGGTGGGGCTGGACGGTTTGGCCGATGGGCGCACGTAGTGGAGATGCGTCACGATGGCTTCGCCGGTCACGCCGAGCAGCAGGAGACGTTTGACGACGTTTCTGGCGCTGTCCTCGTAGTCGATGTAGATGACGTCATGGTTGCTCTTGAGTTCCTGTGCGGTGGCTATCTGGGCGATCATGCTTTTGCCGCAGCCGGGTTCGCCGTGCAGGTCGTTGACCGCGCCACGGTAGAAGAGGCCTTGTCCGTCCTCGCGTTGGAACACGGTGGGCGTGGGCGGCAGTTCGATGCCGGATGCCAACTGCCGGAGGTCTTCGAACTGCCAGCTGGAGGAGGTTTTACTTGCCTCGTGACTTTCCATTGAACCGTTTTGAACCGATGCGACGGGTGTTGAACCGGCTTGAACCGGCATTGCTCCAATGTTTTGAACTGCTCGCTGGTAACTTTCCTCCGTTTGCCTCGCGACCGTGTAGCTCTGGGCGGGTTCGTTGAACTCGCCTGGCGTCATGCGTTCTATCTTCGACTGCTCGCACGGATCCACATGCGACTGTATGCCGTTGACCTTCTCCATCGCTCCGGAGAGTATTGCCGCCCATTCGCGTGCCGCCTCACGCTCCCTGCCTTGACGGTCGGGAGCCACCTCGGCGATGAACCGTGGCTTCAATTGGCTGATGGCGTCGAGCGCTCCCCGATGGCCTTCCTGCGCGAAGTTCACCAAGGCCCAGACTGCCTGCAGTGTGGTGTCGTGGCGTGAGCCTTTGGAAGCGGGGTTGGCGAGCGTCTTGTTGAGGAACGTGTTGATGGCCTTGCACATGCGGTCGTCATAGCCCATCGAATTCGAGGGAATTAAACGCATCGAGTTCGACACGTTTGCATGATCGGGCTTGCGCAGCCAGTCCACCCACTTCCACGGCAGGGTCGCCAGATCGCTGATGCGGGGGAGCGTGCTGGCTGGTGAGCCGCTGGGCGCGTACCAGCAGTACATCTCGCCGGAAGGGTGGATCGATGGCCATACGACGGAATACCTATGGCCGGGCTGCAGGATGTCCACACCTTCGATGGCTCCGCCCTTCCACGCCAATCCCTCGGGCACCTTGTAGAACAGGTGGCGTGCCGGACTGTCGATGCCGTGCGCCGTGCTGCTCCACGTGGCGGGCAGTGCGCCCAGTTCCCGTGTGAGCTCGCTGATGCCCTTCGCCCCGTCGGCTTTGACCTGATGGCCTTGCGCGGCGTCGATGTCCAACACGAGTACGCCCTCGGGGATGACGAGCCCCGTGTTCGCGGTCGGGCTGGCCTGCGACCAGAACTGTACCTGCTCGTCAGTGACAGACTTGCGGGAGCGTCCCGTGTATCCGCTGGGCGGCGGGGTTTTCCTGCCTTCGGGCAGTGGGATGACTTGCACCCATCCGGCGGCCCGATACAGTGGCGTGGCCTGCGCGTACCCGTAAATGTCGGTCATCTTGGATTCTCCTGTGTTGCTGTATGGGTGTGGTGCCGTGCGCGTCGTCGCAACTGCGCTGGCCGCTTGGATACGGCTACGGCCAGATGGTTAGAATTCGGGCTCCTCGCCGTTGGCGGCGTACGGGTGGGCCGTGGGGTTGGCCGCGTCCGTGATCGCCGTCACCGCCTCGACCGGCACGCCCAACAGGGCGGCGATCTCCTGCGGGCTTTTGCCCATGGCCTTCAACTGGTTGACCTTCATCGGATCAGCCTGCGGCTGCTGGGGCTGCTGCTGCGCGTACTGCTGCTGCGGTGGCTGCTGGAAGCCCGGCTGGACGGGCTGCTGGGGTTGGCTGCCGTTCACGAGACTGTTGACGCTGGAAGCGGGTTCGATGTGGAATTCGAACACCTTCGGCGGCTGGGGCGCGTCGCCCCGCTGGCCGAGACCCACGAACCGTTCCGTGACGGTGTCGCCCGGCTTCGGGATCTTCACGCCCGCCTGACGGCAGGCCTCGCGAAACGCCTTGAGCTGGATGCCCCAGCCCTTGATCCAGAGAGAACGGCGGCCGTCGTCGTCATCCACGCTCGGGTCGCGCAACTGGGTCTGGATGATGACGTGGATCTGCTCCTTCGGGCGTCCGTCGTTCCAGAAGGCGGGCTGCTTGGTCTGGAAGTCGTTGACCTGAGTGGTCTCGATTTTTTCGATGACGCCGGTCACCGAGTCTCCGGGCTGGCTGTCCGCTCCGAAGTACGCTTTGGCGCTGTTGCCGGCGAGCAGGTCGCCGAGCGAGCTTAACTGGGCGGGCTGTCGTTGGGGCTGCTGGTAGCCGTACCCCTGCTGCGGGTAACCGTATTGTTGTTGTGGCTGTCCGAACATTGTCGTGTTCCTTTCGTTGTTTTACTTGGTGAATTGGTATTCGGAATCGATTAGGGGAATGAGTCGGAGCCACTTGTCGGGCACGTCCGGCCATGGCTTAGCGTCGAACTCGGGCAGCGCGCTCATGTCGGGCCAGACCCGGCCCTTGCAGGAGAAGCACCTGTCGGGTCCGGCCGCGGGCAACTGTTTGATCCAGCTGTCGCGCACGTCGGCGCCTTCCGCCTGCTCCATGCAGTCCATGAGGTTGACGAGCAGTTGGGCGCGGCTCAACGCCCATTTGCCGGGCTCCGGGTTGAACCTCGTCTCCCAGGGCAGGGCGTCGCCCAGACTGGTCTTGTTGCGGGGCAGGAAGTAGATGCAATTGCGTTCCACCCGTTCGCCCTCGTCCTGCAGGCCCATGCCGTAGAGCGAGGCCTGCACCCGGTACTGTTGCGAGGGGCCGTGGGCCTTGACCTTGGTGACGGTCGTGTTGCCGACGACCTTCCAATCGATGGTGCTACGGGTCTTGCGGTCCCACAGGTCGATGCTGCCGGTCACGTCATAGCCGCCATGCAGCCCCTGCAGGCGGCCTACGGTGACCCGGTATTCGCTGCGCCACCGTTCCACGAGTTCGGTCACGTTGTCCTCTCCCGTATAGGGGAACTGAAATGCCGGCTCCCCGTTCAGGTCACGGAACATGGTTTCGAAGTGGGCGTGTACGCAGGTGCCGATGAACGGCAGCCATCCGGGGGAGCGACGCTCCGGCCAGCCCGCCAATTTGGCGGCGAGACAGTGCACGCAGTCCGTGCCCAGTTCGCTGGGGCCTATCTCACGCTGCAGTTCGCGCGGCGCGTTCTGGATATCCGCTTCGATGAGCTGGCGGATCTCCGGCCACAGTTGTGGTTCCTCCATCGTGCCGATTTTGGTTTTCGGCGTGACGGGTGGTTTGCCCATGTCGGGTGCCGATTGCGTCATGGGCGGCAGGTCGACGGGTATCGCATCACCCTGTTGGGGTTGTGCGACGGCGAGAATGGCCTCATTCATGCTCATGGTTCTTCACCTCCTTGAGAAAGTCGTTGATCTGTTTCTTGATGTCGCCCAGTGCGGTCTTGCTGAGCCGTGTAATGGCCACCGCCTCGTCCGAGTTGTCGAAGCGCAGCGTGTAGGTGCGGTCGCCGTCCTTCACGATGGTTACCGGTACGCTGCCGAAGGTCATCGAATGGATGGGATGACCGGGCTTGCCGCTCTGTTCCAGCTCATGGGTGGCCTTGCGGATGCGTTTGGCGACTTCGAAGCCCAGATCGGCGATGCGTTCCGAACGGATGACGTACAGGTCGTCGGTCAGCTCGTTGCCGTCCTCGTCATGCAGGTCGTAGTCGGCGATAACGTTCTCCACTATCCGGGTGATGCCTTGGCTGGACAGTTCCGCGCTCATGAGACCACCACCGTGGGCTTGCCCGACACCGCGTAACCGGCCACCGCGTCCACCGTCAGCAGCTTCTCCAACTGGCTGAGCGGGCGCGGCTTCAACTGGTAGGCTCCGGGATACTTGGTTGCCGGATAGTCTTTTTCGAACGTGCCGGCGTTGATGCGCCGCGCGCCCGGCTTCACCTGCACCTTCAGGTTGCCGGCCTGATAGGTGCCGACGGGATGCGAGTCGAGGATACGGGCCTTCAGCTCGTCGATCTCCTCCTGTCGGCTGGCGATCTCGGCCTGCAGTTCGACGATGCGCGCCGCCTGAGCCTCGAACAATCCTTGGCGCAAACCCTCGTCGGGATTCGGATTGGTTTCGACTTCCTTGAAATCCGGAGTCAACACGTTGTTGTCATTCGCGGTCATTTGGTTTTCCTTTCACGATGACCTGGGCGTAGGTCGGGTACCACGCCGTCTGATGTTTGGTTTGGTTCGTGTGCCGGTTGCAGCAGGTGACCGCCTCGTCCAAACCGCTTGGAGGCGCGAGTGGCCCGCATGTTTTGCAACGCGGCATCCAGAGGCGCCGGTCAGGCATGCTGCTCGTCCCTGGCCGCGAGACGCAGTCCGGCGATCACATCCGCCGACGCGTCCGGGTTGCGCAGCAGCTTCGACGCGGCCGCACCCTCCTTGACGGTCAGCTGGGCGATCGCGATGGCCGAACTGACCGCCGTATGCTGCTCGTGGGTAAGCATGATCTTGTCGGACAGCAACAGTTTGGTGGCCTTGTCGATGAACGTGCTGGCCGCGTTGGTGATCCCGTTCGCCGTCGGCACCAAAGCCGCCAGTTCGAAACTCAGATCCTCGTCCGACACCAGCGCCTGCTGCACCAGACGCGGCTCGTTGATCGGCTTGCTCATGATTGTTTCCTTTCCTCCGGCTCCCATTCCGGGAGCGGCTTGATACGGATATAAAGGTGTGGTTCGTACTCATGCCCGCAACAGGTGTAGGGGTCGCCGGACTTGCGTTTCCGGTATTTGCCCTTGGCCCCGTACACCCACAGGTCGGGCATCCGCTTGCACGCATGCGATTCGACGACCTGCGCGTCATCCACGTAGGCGACACCGTTCAGGGAATCGAGCACCAATTTCAGGAGGTTATCGAGATCGGGACGGCCGCGATGGCTCATCCAGAACTCCGCCTCCAAACGCACGGGGCATTGGAACGGTTTCGCCTGCGGGTATTTCAACCGGAATTCGGCGAACAGTCGTTCCTCCGCCCTGACGGTGCGTTTCGGCGTCATCGCGTGCCCGTTGTAGACGCGGGGACGCCCCTTGGGAACCGGGTCGCCCGGCAGGCAGAGCGTGAACTCACTTGTCTGTTCCATCGTCACCCCACTTCAACACGATCCGCAGGAAGATGAGCGGCAGGATGATGGCCAGTATGAGCGAGCCGGTGATCATCCACTGCGGCGTGCCAACGGGCGAGGGGATTTGACTGTGCGTGGTCGCGAAACCCGCCAGCCAACCCTCAAGAAACGTGAGGGCCAATAACACGGCTGACTTCTGGCCGTCCGTGAACCGTGGCCTAGGACGGCGCATACGCTTCCGCTTATGCAATGCTTCGATGCTCATTTCACGGCCCTCGGCTTCGACTTCTCCACGGTCACGATGCCGGCCAGATCCACCACGTCGGATTCGACCTGCAACACCTTGCGCATGATCTTCAGGTCGCCCTGCATGTAGGCGTCATAGCCGATCTGATGCGCCACGTCGAACAGGTCGCCCAGCATGTCCGCATACCGCTGCCACTTGTCCGCCTCGGACTGGGGTTCCGGCTGGCGGGTCTCCCCGTCCAAATCCTTCTCCAATTCGACCTCCGTATCATTCAGGAGCTGCTCCATGAGCTCCTTCAACGACATGTCCTCCGGAACCTCGACGCCGATGGCGTGGATACCGCTAATCTTGTTGTTTGACATCACTGATTTCCTTTCTGAATTTGGTTGGTGATGTTGGTGCCGGCGTGAACCTTGGACAGTGCGACGCCGGCACCTTTTCCTTTTCTCCCGTTTTCGAATCCGGGAAACCCTTATTCGCCATAGACCACCTCCCTGCGGCTTATCGCGCACCGCCGGTCCCGGTAGTCGATGACCTCCTGTGGATTCCAGACGAGCCTGCGGCCTACGCGTTTCGGCGCGGGCGGATACCGGCCTCCCCACTTGTCGTGGCACGACCACACGTAGAGACTGCCCTTCGAAACACCGAGGAAGCTCGCCACCTTGGCGATCGGCCAGCCGTCAAGAGACGATTCGATTTGACTACCGGCCATCACGCCACCGCCTCCTGCGCGCCCAGTACGAACTGGTCGTTGAGGAAGTCGCCTGGCTGATAGCCGGTGAGCTTGGCGAAGGTCTCGATGTCCGTGAGGGACATGTCTACCTTGCCGTTGATTCTGCGTGAGACCACGTCCACCGACTGGCTGGTTTGTTTCGCGTAGTCCGCGACGCTGATTTTCCGTGCGGCCATCACTGCTCTGATTCGAGCCGCCGCTTGTTCGCTGAGCTTTGTCACGGTTGCCTCCTTTTGTATTCCGTGTTTGAGCGATGGCTACAGTATGCACGCAATTGCGAGCGTGTTCAAATTACGGCGTGTCGCAATTGCGTGCAACTTAAAGGATTTGCGTTACTAAGAAAATTAACGTCGCGCGTGTTCGCGCAATTACGCGCTATTATGAAACTATGGGAAGCAACAAGATTGGTGTCAGCGATTTCGCGCTGACGGTAAGCGCCGCCATCAGAGCGCAAATGGGAATACGCCGCATCTCCAACAGGGAGGTCGCGAAACTCATCGACCGAGGCGCGACCTACGTCAACTCCAGAATCAAAGACGAGAACGAATGGGCCCTCGGCGACATCGAAAAACTCTGCGAACTCTGGGACATGACACCATGCGAACTCATCGAATCCGTCAACACCGAGCAGTCTCGTATGGCTGAGACTCTCAATAAGCTCAGGCGCGGCGATCTCGATATCGCCGCCTATGAGGACGAGCACAAGTTTGATGGCGATGGAGACGACCCCGCATGACGGATCCGCTCCCGTTGTCGCCGCGCATGAGCTACGGGCAGATGCGCATGGCCCTCTATCAGGTCGCGCCCGACCTGCACGTGGCCAGCGCCCGTCTGCCCGGCAAATTGGACGGCGTCTACTGCCTGTCCACGAACACCGTGCTCATCGACCGGCGCATCACCTACACGCGCAAACGCTGCGCCCTGGTGCACGAGCTCGTCCACTGGCGACATGGCGACGACACCACCCACGGCTGCCTCGGCGGCAAAAACGAGCGGCGCTGCCGGCGCGAGACCGCCATGCTGCTCATCAACTCAGCCGAATACGCCTTGGCGGAACGAATGTACGACGGCAACCCCTATCAGATGGCCGCCGAACTCAACGTGACCGTACAAGTCGTAGAAGATTACAAGGACTGGCTGCACGACAGTGTGGCCGTCTGAAGAAAGTGGGAGATAATTATGCGAACATTACGAAAGATCATCGGCGTAATCTTCTATTTGATCGCGGCGGTTGCATTGATTCTGGCGTTCTTCTGCCTTGTGGAGGGTTTCAAAAGCTCCAATTGGTTCGGGGGAATCGCTGCCGCTGTCATCGTGATAATCGTCGCGCTTGCGGCGTTCGTCATTGGATGGTATATCGCCAATCCCGGCGAATGGGAAAAAGCGAACAATACGACACCGAAGAAAACGGCCGACTCTAAGTCCAAGAAAGAGACAGCCCCACAAAGGCATGTCGAAACGCCGAGACTTCAATCCGCTGTCGAAAAATCAACACCACAAGCCGAAGCCTCTCCCGCAACTCATGTTTCACTGGCTCCAATGAAGGCCGAACCAAAGCCGCCGGCGAACGCCTCCGCGAAAGAGCCGGTCGTATCCGCTCCGAGGATCGCGGTCAAGACCAACGCTTCCGCATCGCGCACCGAGACCGTCGACGGCTCGTATATCGGAAAGGTTTATGTATACGACCCCAAGCCGGCACTCAAGATGAGGGAAGGCCGGGAGACACTGCTACAGGTCTGCCGGCGCAACGTCAAATTGAAGAGCGCACTGACCCGTAATACATGGAGTTCGGGCATCGATTCCGGTTTCGCGGTCGAATATAAAGGCCGGCCATTTGGGGTGGTGTTCAACGACATCGCGGAAAGACACGTCAGAGCTCTGTTCTCCGCCGGCGCGCAGACCATCAATCTGCATGCGATACGCGAGGGCTGGTACCAGCGCGGCATACCGGAAGTCGCGGTACTTCTGCCAACGCTCGATGAGGCGCGGAGAAAAGAGCAGGGGAACGATGCCCTGGATGATTACAGCATGCGCGAACAACTGGGGATTGCGGCCCTCATGCCGGACACGGCCTTCAATATTTCACAAACCAACTGGCTTGCCGGCCCCTCGCTGGTGCCGGAAGAGGGATACGCATTGTTCTCGGCTGATGTGGCTTATAGTCCGGTGCCTGAAGGCTCAAAGGCGAAGCCTCATATCCGTATCAGTGACCATGCCACCCATGCCGTTATCGCCGACATCTCCGCCCGCTCAGCAGATTACGGCATGGCCAACATCGTCGTAGATAAACATGTGAGATTGCTCGTATCCAAACGGTTCTCCGGCTATAAAGCTGAAGCATTCTCCGTTTAGAAAAAGAAAATTGCCCTGCCGGCGTTGCAGCGCCAACAGGGCGGTTGAAGATCCAGCTAGTTCAAGAAAGGAGGACGCTTCGCCTACCTATCCTAATCGATAGGCAAGGCGAAGCACACCCGAAATGGCGAACGTCACTAGGTATAAGACCAGCAAAGGCGAAGCGCGTTACCGTGTGAGGTACAGGAAGCCGGATGGCACGCAGACCGACAAGCGCGGATTCAGGCGCAAGATAGACGCGGAGAACTGGGCCGCCGAACATGTCACCATCGCCAAAGCAACCAACAGCTACGTGGACCCGGAAGGCGGCAAACGACGCGTCGGAGACCTCTACGAGCAGTGGCTGAAGGAAAAATGGCCGTTTTGGAAGGAAACCACGCGGGTCAACGCTACGGAAGCATGGCGACTCTACTGTGAGGCTCGATGGGCCGACCGTCGGATCGGCACCATCACCCGCGCCGAAATCCAGGCATGGATCAGCGACATCATCGAGAACTCGGGTGCTCCCTCCGTGAGCCGCCCGTACCAGACCATGCTCGGCATCTGCCGCATGGCCGTCCGGGACAGGCTCATACTCGACAACCCATGCGAAAACGTCGAACTGCCCAAGCTGCCGAGACGCAAGAGCCGTCGCGTGTACCTGACCATATCCCGGCTGCTCGCATTCGCCGACG